ACATGACTATCATCCCGATGATGGGAGCCACGGTTGACGAAGCCAAGGACTTCCTGCGCGGACAAGGTATGTCTGCCGAAGATATGCCGGACAACTACGTTGAAAACTTGTTCAAGGTGTTTGGCGGAAGTCAGTATGTGATGGATAAGTATGTATCCAAGGGACAGGTTGGTTCTGCCCTTGGAGAAGTGATTGCTCCGCCACTAGACTGGATTAACGCCATATCAGAAGATGTTTGGAAAATCATGAATGGAGAGTTTGAAGGCGGCGAATCAAAGATTGCACGGGAACTCCCAATCATCGGCGATGTTTGGTACAACTTCTTCGGCGGTGGCATGGAAAAGGCTATCGAGTTTGAACAGAAGCGCAGGATGGAATAACCTGCCCTAATCAAATCTAGGAACACGCCTCTCGGCAGTATCGGGGGGCGTATTCTTTAACTCATTCTCAATCAAGAACTCGCAGAAGTGTTTGATCTTACGCAGGTCATCTACCCCGCCCTTGTCCCTCCAGCGAGTGATGTACTTCACAATAGCCCCCTCGCAGAATCCCATGTTGTTTGCGAGTATGTATTCAATGGGCTGAATCTTTAGCTCTTTGTAATGGTTGCCGCCCACTTGGTAATCAGTTGATTTCAATGTATTTCCTCGTCTTGTATCTCTGCCATCTCAACATATTCGAGAAATTTCTGCTGGTTTATTGGGTCGTGCCGTATGAATCCACTGAAGTCATCCAGCATAATCGCGATAGTACCAATGACATTTAGCTCATGCCCGTCGAGTTTCATGATTGATGCCTCCAGCCAATCTTTTATCTCATCCACGGACACGGGGTAAATCTTGATTGTCTTGCTCATGCTATCCTCTTCTCGTGGTATTCGATTAGCTTTTGGAACTCTGCCAGTAGGTCTTCGTAATCGGCCTTATATCGCTTTACTGGTGTCGACTTTTTAGCGATCATCTCCTCGACAAAGGGTCTACCATACATGTCTTCCATAAAGAGCGTGTAGGCTTGTGCAGCACTGCCATGCTTCATTCCCCACATGTTGCAGGGAGCGCATTGCGGATGGACGTTCTCTATCTCCAAGGCCCAGTAGGATGAATTGCCCTTGGGTATGAAGTGTCCGCCCTGCATATCCTTGTAGTGCTTTGTGACGCCACAGGATACACAGCTACAGTATCCGTTGTCGTCGGAGGCAGCTAGCCTAGCCAGCTTCTGTATAACCCTAAAGCATTCCTGTTTAAGCTGGGCCGCTGTCTTGGTCTTTGGCCTAGTCTTTCTCTTGGTACGTTTCTTGCCTGACTTTCTTATCGCCAAAATCTGCCATCCTTTAGGGATAGTAACGTCTTCTCTGCTCGCCGTTGTGATGCGTCATCCATAGCATCATACCTGATTTTCAGCAGGGCAACACTGAAGTCTGGGTCTGTAACAAGGTATGTTCTATGAACAACCTGTACGTCCAGCCCCATCACATAGTCATCGCCTATCTTCATAAGCTCTCCTTGTGGATAGCAAATCTTCAGCCATATCATGTATTGTTTGATGTCCCAGTGCATGAGATCGCGCCTTGATTGCATCTATGCCTCGGAGAAGATTTTTAATTTTTTCGTCTTGCTCCCAGATTATCTCCCGAAGGATTGTAATGACGGAGTTGTCGTCTCGGTACAATTCAGTCATTACTTTCCCATTTTGACCAAGCGCAGACTGATGGGCAATCTGCCGTAGATATGACGCTCTTCCTACTGACATTGGTTTGGCCTTCAGCTTTTCTTTCACCCAATCCTGCCAACATCCAGTATCCGCTGCTATCTGGTCGATTGTGTCCCAGAATATAAGCTCCAACTCAATGGACGTGGTATGTGTTTCCAAATCAATGAATCTTCTTCGCTTTGTCATGTTTGCTATTCGTGAACCTCAATTAAATATCAGGCTTTCTTCCACGTTTATATTGCTTGAATCCAACCTCAATGTGCTGGCGTTTCGGCTTAGGCTCGCCGCCGTGTTTCTTGCGAACCATAAACCTATCGCCTGACGGGAATACATAGTACCTAGTCCGGTCTTCTTTGGCGCAGAATGCGGCCTCCTCTATCGCATCCTCAATCCTATCAAACCAGATCATTGTCGCGAAGGGAACGGGACATAGATATTAAATTTATCAGACAGCAGGTGACTAAGATGCTTGTGTATCTCATCATAGTCAGATGCGGTAACGTCTGCGCTAGACTTCTCTCCAGTCACGGCAAGCTGGATTGGCTTCCATAGATACTGCTTAACAAGATCGGCAGTCCAAGGAATCTCTGCATCATGCTTTAGAGTTTTCTTCATATCAAGAGAAGAATCGTTTAGCTTCTCCGCAAGCTGTCGGCAGTATACATGAAGCGCATTATTCTGCGCTGTTGTTCTAGTCTTGCCAGCCTTCCATTTGGCTGTGATGTATTTCTTTTCGTTGTACAGGTTTGTCATGTGCTGGATAAACATTTTCAAAGAATGATCGCTGTTGATTATCCAGAACTCCCCCTGATTAATATCATTCACGCTTCTTCTCCTTGCGCTTCATGAACACTGAAGATGTCAGTTCTCCTTTAACTTGCTCGGAAAGCATGCAGGAAGGGAGCCGTGTTACGACTCCCCCGCTTTCAAGATACTTCTTCATATCTTGTTCCAACCTGTCACGGATTAGTTGATTCTTGGCAGTCGGCCTTGTCACGGCTTGTCCCCCAATTTATACACCTCATCCATTGTCATGTTGAGCGCATCACATATCTGCTTATACCTGTGAATAGTAATGCTTGCCCTATTCAGAGTGTGTGCGTAGTTAGCTGTGGTGCAGTCAATCTCCTTGGCTACTGTTTTAAATAGAACGCCTTGTTGATTGTGCGCCTTACGAATTGCTGAACCTATGTGAATCATAACGACTCCTATGCTACTCGCCAAACGCGGATGTTATTGTCTTTGGGGTTTGAGCTAGTCTTGCGAGTGATGACTTGCATGTTTAGCTTCTTCGCAACACCAAGACTGGCTGTTCGTTGACCTTCACCTTTCACAAGGAATGAGTTGCCCACAGCCATCTTCTTCAAAGTGTTTTCCACTATGACAGAGAATGGTGCGGCAGAAGGCTTCGGGTCAACTGGAATCGGTATATCATCATCGACACTAAAGCTGTCGTTAAACATCGGCTTTACAGGTTCAATCTGTGGAATGCCATCCTCTATATCTAGCGAGGCGCTTTGAACATCGTGCTTTGCTATCAACTGCTCCACAGTTTCGCTCAGGTTTAGTGCGTTTAGGTTAGACTTTACGTCCTTGAGTTTGCTGAATGCGTGGTCGCTTAACTTCAGGGTTACATTGTGAATACTTCTTTTCATGTCTCCTCCATGTGGGGGCTTGCGCCCCCGTTCAATTAAAATGGTACGTCTTCCAGTGAGATTTCTTTTGCCGGTGAAGCACCAGCCTCAGACTTGCGCTTGACGGACAGGCTAAAGAACTTCTTTCCGTTCTTTGATTCCTTCAGCCATGCGTTGATATAGAACTCGTCACCGTCTACATTCAATGTCCCGTTGTAATCGGAATGAGTTTCTTTTTCCTTGCGCTCGTTCTTGAACAGCGCCCCGCGATTGGTGTTGTCGTACTCGGGCATAATGCCTCCTATTTGAAAAACTTATTTACGTTATCTTCGATAATTTTCACAGCCTTGGTAACGCTCTCCTCCAGTGCTGCGATGTACTCCTCGTCACGTTCTACCCTGACGATTAGTGGTTTCATGCTGGGATGGTAGGATACGAAATCCCACCAAGACCTTTGTGTTATCCAAAGGCAACCCATCACTTGCTGCTTGTACCGTGAAGGCAGTTCCCCGCCTCTTAGGTATTCCACATGCGTAGCAGGCGCAGGACATTTAATTTCTAATCCTCCATCCTCGCCTACCAATCCATCCGGCGAACACCCTGCATTCAGAGTGTCGTGCAGACAGAACCCTACCTCTTGAACTTCAGTGTCGTTCATTAGGCAATACAGATCACGAGCCTCTGGCTCTAACTCAATACCGCGAATCATGTGATGCGACTGGTATATCTCTTCGCGCTCTCCAGTTAAACGCTCTGCGACAAGCTGATTAATATAACTGTCTGCTTGCGTAGACCATGCGCCTTTGGTCGTGACTATCTTTGAAAACATTGATGCGCTTGGGATGCCAAGGCGAGCCTCGAACCATTCGAGACTCCCTTGTTCGTGATTAGAGATACGCATTGCTGCCCTCTTCAATCTCTTCTTCAACCCATGCCACAAGCAAGCCAGCCTTCTGCTCGTTTGTCTTTGTGTCGTCGTTAAGGATTCGCAAGGCCACCGCTTTGCGTTCATTCCACAACTGAAGTTCAGCTTCTTCTGCTGCGCGTTCGTTGTCTTCCATGTTGGAAAGGTATCTATTTAAGTCTACTATCACGGGGTCTTTCATATGTCCTCCACAAACCTTCGATTAGTTCCTGCATTGATTTACATTTGGTACACAACATAAACTCTTGTTTGATTCTTTGCGGGCAGAATCCACACTTGGCTCCGCCTCGCCTCAGTTCTTTTGTTGCGTTCCGGCTCACAGCTTGCTCTCCAGTAATTCCTTAGCTCTGGCAAACTGGTCTACTGACAACTGGTCTACAGACTCACACTTAAAAGCCTGACAGAACTTACCCATGTCGCTGCCTGTCTTCGAGATAAGATCGGTAATAACCTTAGCCTGTGACTTGGCAATGAACTTTGGAGCAGACTGTGTTGCTGCGTTACCATCGTCGTCTTCTGCTGGTATGCCAGCGATAGCCTGTAGTGCATACCGTCGGGCATAGGTGATAGCAGACCCCGCTGCTTGGGCGTCCATCTTGCCCAACGGAATGTAGTAGTCCTGCTCTAGCCATTCACCAGATGAGTGCATCAGTCTGGTCGTGACGCCTACTGCATTCTCTCCACTAACAGGGAACTGCACGTAGCTCAATCCATGTGCCGCAAAGTGTGGCTTGATTGCCTGTATCACGGAACCAAGATCGGCATTCTTTGATTTAAAGAATGGATTGGACGCGCCTTTAATTGCTGCACCCATCTCTGCTTGCGCTTTAGACATTGCGTCCGCTAGGTTTTTAATGGAATCAGATTGATTCATTTTGCATCTCCTCCAATGCTGCTTGTATTGCTGACTCGGCATACTCTCTGGCGTACTGGCGCAAACCTGCGCGAGCAATATCTATGTCAAGATCGCAGATAAACTTGACGTAATCTGACGTAGACATATCCCAAGAGAGCATTAGTTTTCTGTCGGTGCTGGAATTGTTAGCCCAGTCGATCAGGCTATCCAGTTCTTTCTGCGGAACTGCGCTCCAATCAATGTAATCTTCGCGCAGATAGTTCAGGTAGGTATGCTCGCGAGCGAGCCAGTCTTGTATATTCATTACTCATCCTCCTCAAGATGTAATGCAATACTACTTCGGATTAATTGTTGATGTCAACACTTGTGTCAAAAGAAAATTTATGTGGCCTGTTCTCCTGCTCGGTAAGTTGTAAACTGTTAGCATGGAAGTAGAAGTTCAGCGAGCCTTCCCAGCTACCATGTCTTTGCTTCGCGATGATGATTGCATGGTCTTTGGATTTCTCCAGATAGTCTAGCTGCTTCTCGTCTAGCTCGCGCATCTTGGCTATCTCCTTCAATGCCTCGCGCTTCCTGTTCGGCTGGATAATTATCACATTGTCCGCCATGTCCGATAGCGAGCCTGCACCCCTGATACTGTATCGCGAAGGGGCAATGGATTCGTCGTCGTTCGGCGGCTTCTTGACGTGAGTGACAATATGCAAATGGGCATTGTTACGCTTAACAATATACTGCATCTTGTTGATGAACTCGTTTTGCTGGTTGTAGTCGTCGTACTTCAGGGCAACCTTGCTGAGTGAGTCCAGAACAATATGATTACAGCCTAGCTCCTTGGCTGCGTAGTGTATGAACCCTATGATTCTCTCGGGGGGTAGGGTATCCAGTGCGTCGAAGATGTATATCCTACCATCCGCCCAATCAATGAACCGATTAACGAACTCGTCTGACGGTCTGCCTTCCTTAGCTCCTGCTGCCTGCATTAGCATCCTGTGAAGTGTTACCTTTGGTTGCATTTCCAGCGAGCAGATACAAACCTTACTGGTCTTCGCGAGGTGTAGCATGATCTGTCCCAGCACCATGCTCTTCTTCGAGCCATTGTATCCAGTGACTAGCGTCATCTCGCTTGGCCTGTATCGGAATAAATCATACGACTTCGGGAATGGCATTGGCTCCCCATAGATATGATTGTCCGTCTTGTTGTATTCAATAAGATCGTCTCGCCAGTGTGCGCTGGACTTCAGGTCTTGCGACTCCAGCGTACCCAGCAGATCGACGTATGAATCATAGTCCAGCCCATCGGGTATATTAATCATCGGCTCACCTCCCAGTTATCATCCGATTCAGTTGATTGCTTTCGCCTTGCTTCCCAAGTTCGTACTGCTGCCTTCCAATCTTTCATCTGGTGACTGCCAACCTTCCATCCGCGAGTGGCATACCAGTCCACAAATCTGTCCCCGTCAATGCCATTCCCTCGCGACTTGCAATACTCGGTAACCTCCTCGGGAGTGGGTGGAATGAATCGCTTATTTATATTCTTATCATTCTTATCATTCTTATAATTCTTAAGGTGTGGTGCTTTGCTGGTGTTTTGCTGGTGCTTTGCTGGTGTTTTGCTGGTGGAATCTTGGTACTTATCGTAGCAAGTTATTGTTATTATTGAGTATTTGTTTGTTGTTTGCTGGTGTATCATGCCATCACTTATGAGTAGCTTGAGTACCTTTCGGATGGTGTTCTCGTTCATGCCCAATCTATCAGCATAAATCTTGCGTCCGAAGACAAGCTGACCACGTTTCAGTGTTACCAATTTTCCGTTAAATAACCGTGTCTTATCTTCAAAGTTGGCACGGATTAGCATCTCCAGCCACAG